TCTTAATAACACCACCAACAACTACACTTGAAGTTCTAGCAGCTGCTCCTGAACCTTCTGAAGTTGTAATTGTTACTAATGGCATTACTTCATAGATACTCGTATTATTTGGATTAGTTGTCCATGTTGCGACTGTTGCAGTTTTAGTCGAACCAACATAATCTGTAATTGTTCTTAATTGTCCACTACCCGTACCTGATGAAATATATACTGTCATATTATTATAAATGTCATCTGTTGCAGATGCTCCTGTAGCAAGTTGAATAGAAGTACCAGTACCATTCTGTGCAGTACCCGTATTTATATTAACATATCCACTTCCACCAGCAGTTACATCTATATGTTCCAAAGCACCATCAACAGCTGCTTGCTGAACATCCCATTGTGCATTACCATCATCTACTGTTAAATATTTTACTGGAATCCAATCTGTTGTTACATATTTTAAAACATCTGCCTGTTGAACTTCATACATGAATTTCCAACGGTAATTATCTGATGTTTCAACAATAGATGAAGATTGTCCCGTAGGTTTAACTGTAGAAGTTGCTCCACCATAATTACTGATACATTTATAGACATTGTACTGGTCTGTCATTACGAAAAAAGTCTGGTCAATTATATCATCTTGAAGATGACTATATTCCGTATAAACTGTGCCAGATGTCCAATCAGTTCGTTTGATAACATGAGATACATCAGAGGCATTAATCAGTTTAGCCGCTACCATATCATTATGATGAATGAAAGGAGCTACTGTCGTATCAATCGGTGTTGGAATTGCAGTATCAGATGGAGTAGATTCTGCATATTGTCCCAGATCAGCACCAGACCATGCATCAGCTTTGCCGATCATAAGATATATCTTATTAGTTGAAAACGCACTAATAAAATTATCTGCGTTATAAGTTCTAAATGCGTTTGTTATAATAGCTGGCATAACTAAATCCTTTTTTAAATTCTATTTATTTATAATATTTATACAACAGTAATGTGACTATTCATCACAATTCTTGTTTTTTCATTAGGTGTATTAACATAAACTGAAATCTGTGTATCTTTAAAATGTTCAATTGTATAACCACCACCTAAATGAACACCAATCTTTTTACTAAATCCACCTTCTTTATTAAACTTCTGGCGTTCTATTTGTCGTTTCAACGGTCCTAATTGTAAAGCACCTCCAATTCCACTTGAAATCTGTCCCCAATCAGCTGAATAAGATATACCTCCATCTGTAATTGCTCCATAATCATCAGTTGTAGTCGTTGGATGTTGTACAAATTCATAATCATCACTCTCAGCAGAACTTAATAATATAATCGGTAAATCTATTTCCCAAATATGCCAATCTGAATGTCCCGGACCCAATCCAGCACCACTAGCCTGTCCATCATGTGGCCACGCACCACCTGTTGGCCATTCTTCATTTGTCTGCTGTAATTGCATATTCAATCGAACAGCAGGACTAACATCACCATCATGGAAAATAACTGTCCAAGGATACCTATGAGTTGGTGGCACACTCAATTTCAAACCAGTTGCCAATAATCCTGTAATTAATGTTCTACCCCATAATGCAAGTCCAGAAGGATGTACTAATCGTTTAATATAATCTCGCCATTTGTCAATCGTATGTCCCGATTTAATTACATATGAAAAAGCTTGATAATAACTACTATCTTGAATATAATTTGCAGCCGAAATAAATCCATCATCACCAATCCATCTTGTCTGATGTTCATCTTCATATCCACCAATCTCTGCCGTACCGATTGCTGTTCCATCACCAATATTAGAAAAATCAAGAACAGGAATTACACTATAATGAAATCCATTATTAACAAGTTTTAGAGTTTTAACTCCTCCAATACCAATTCCACTTAATGTAATATTTGCACCCGTTCCAGTTCCTCCACCAGAAACAGTTGGAGTTGCTTTATATCCAGAACCATTGTGTTCAAATTCTACAGCAGTAATCACACCAGAATTTACTGTCTTAACAAGAAGGCTACAAGTTCTTCCATCAATCTCAAGTTTATCTGTATTATTAATTGTCAGTTTATCACCAACAACATATCCAGTTCCACCAGATACAATAGTTGCTATAGTAATACTTCCTGTTTGTAATGAATCAACTAAAAATTGTGCTCCTGAGGCTCCAGCACCACCACCAACAACAGGAACATTTGTACCAACTGTATAATTATTTCCAGCATTAGTCATATTATAACCTGTTACCATTCCATCAAGAGTAAATGTATTTGTTCCATCAGTAACAGTTTCATTCTGTAGAAATGTTCCAACAACTTTAGAAAGATAAATTGTTGATACTTCAAAAGTACCTAATTGTTCTTTGAGAACAAGCTCAACAATTCCAGTAGCACCAGATGTTCCACCTGTAATTGTTTCACCCGTGAAATCAAAAACAGCGGCCGTTCCACTAGTATCAATACATCTTAAAATTTTATCTTTAGTATATCGACCATCTGATACACGAAGCATATCAACAGAAGGATAATAAAACTCGATCTCCTCTTGATACAATAAACGAAAAAGAAACTGAAATGATTTTTCACTTCCTTTGGAACGATAGAAATCTCTGAGATGTTTTAGAACAGATGGTTTGTTTGCATTGACAAATACTGCCTCTGGAACATCTTTACCAAACTGTGTTTTAAAATATTGTAGAAAATCATCAACTGTTTTATCAATATTAAAATAATTTCTAAGATTACCAATAATCTCATATGGTTTACCAGTTTGTTCCATATACTCATAATAAGCTTCCAAGAAAGATACAAATGTAGCATGGTCTTGTTTTACAAAATCTGGTAACTGTCCTTCGACACGAACAGAAATCCGTTCATCAAATGAAGGATGTATTGGTAAATTAGGATTACTTGCCATCTTAGATTATTGTTTCTGCAACCATAGTAATGGAAATTGCTGATGCATCATTCGCATCAGTTGTTAATATTTGTTCTCTCAAAGGAGTAATATCTTGATTATTAACAGACGGTGTTACAGTCATTTTAATATTAGATGTTCCATCAGAAATTGTATATGGATTAAAATTACTCAATACAACTTTACCAGTATCATAATCAATTGTTCCCTGATTTTGTGAACCATCTGGTAAAGTAAAATATACTGCTGGACTATCAACCACACCACTTGTAGTTCGGGCTACTTTAACTACTCCAACACTATCATCAATTAAGGAATATGTATTACCATCACTAGATGTAAATGATGTACTGGCCAATGTTCCTTTAGTTAACGGATTATTAAATTCCATAGTATATGTTGAAACCGTTCCCAATGTTACTGGTGTTATCCACATCTGATATTTAATAGATGTTTTACTATTTCTAATTGAACTATTAGTATTATCTATTTTTTTAGTCAAAGATGAATATCTAAATTTCTGGTCAAATTTTTGTAAATCAGAAGTAACATAACTTTTAATTGAAGTATCAATAGTTGTTTTTAATGTATCTTCATTTGTTAAAAGAGTAACAGGGTCATAATTAATTGTTGTAGTAATAAGTAAATAATAATAGATTGGGTCAACAATTTCCGGTGTAACAGTTACAACATTTGATTTTTTCAAAATAGTTGTTTTAATTGTATCTTTTGTTGCTGTACTATATACTGTATTTCCAGTTGGTTTAACAGCTATATATACTTTACCATAAACAGGTGGACTTGCATCTTCACCACCATAAACAGTAATTGATTCTATATCAGACCGTTCTCCCAATAATATTGATTTATAATCATCTTTCGTTGTAGCTCGTTTTTGTGCTTGATATAATTTAGGTGCATTATTTTTTAAAGAAGTAATTGACTCTGCACTACCACCACCAGTAGCTGCGGCTGCAACAGTTAAAGTATAATTAGCCGCAGATAAACCAGCTACTGTACCAACAGCTGTAAATGAACTTGCTTTATTTGCTAAAGTTCCTCCTGTAACTAAATACTCAATAAAAATAATATTACCATCTGCAAGTTGTTTACCAACCGCACCATCACCAAATAATATTTCAAATCTTCCTTCTTCTACTTCTTGAAGAAAATAAACTTTTTGTGTAGATGTAATTGTAGTAACATCTAAAGAATTTCCATCAGTCCATGTAACTACTGCTGTATCACTTGCAGAATTTTGTACTTGTACAGATATTGTAGAAGTATCAATATTTGAATTAGGAATAATAAATCGTTGAGCAGGATTTGATAAATCAACAGTATATGACTTATTAAGAATTTTACCTTCTTTAATTTCTAAATTAGTAATCGAATATTCATCAGCAATAGGATAAATTGTTTTAGCAACAGTAGTTGTAAAAGTATAACTTTGTCCACTAATACTTGTTGTAAATTTTGTATCTTTTGCAATCGTAAGAGAAACAGGAGAACCAGCAGGAGTAAACGACATATTCAAAAGTGCGGCCGGTGCAGAAACAGAATTTGGAATAACATTTAAATGTTTTGCATGAGATACTACAGACTCTCTAAGTGAAGCAGAATCCATAAACATTTCATTAGCTACCATATTTGCATAGTAACCCATGTAATGAGTATTGTATGCAAGTACATCCATTAATACATCCATACCACTTCCCTCAAAATCATAATCAAGAAATTGATTTTGTGATGAAAGATAACTTTTTAAATTTGATTTAATATCATCAAATTCTAAATCTGTAATTTTTAATTTATTACTTGCCATTTATCGTACCCTCTCTAAAAATAAGCCAACTTCAATTGGTTCTGGTGAATTAATTACTCTAAAAAATATAGACACATGAAATCCATTTTTATCTAAATCTCCTGTGACTGATACATCATTTAAAATAACTCTAGGCTCATAATTTTTTAAACAAGTTTCAATTGCCATAGCAATATCATGTTTTGTATGTGCTGTAGATAATCCAAATAAATGCCTAGTTACACCTCCATCAATCTCTGGATGAAATGGTTTATCATATTGATTAGTTAATATAATATTTCTAACAGCTCTTTTAACAGCTTCAACATTTGTCTTTTTAGTAATATCTTTAGTTACAGGATGTCTAGTAAAATCCAAATCCAGATCAGCCCAACTTCTAGTATGTGATGAAAGTCCCTTTGTATATATTACAGCCATTTACTTTCCTTGTCCTTTATATCGTTTCCAGCTTCTTCTTTTATGCTTGTTTTTTGGTTTACT